TAATGGGGGAATTTTTGACTCTGACTCCCGTAACACCTCGGTTTTACAGGCTTGGCGTCCGCTTTTCGTATGCTACCTTTGCAGGGGGTGCAGGGCTGTAGGCCCCACCGCTTTACCACCCCTAATATACTATATACCTATATGACATCCTAACTTCCCACATAATATATGGAATTTTACCCCCTACAATCACCTACAGCCCTACAAACAGACTCGGAACCCGTTGTTTGCTAAAGCAATTCCCCCTTGTCAAACATACCGAACATGCATACACTGGTTACCCTACATTTCCCCCACCAGCCCTACAAAGGAGCATACGATGAGTAATAAGATTATCATACCAGATGAGCCATTTACCTACATGGAATTCTTTATTGCCAATGGTCAAGACCCAAGCGACTGCTACAGGGCAGAGCCTCGGAAACTCGCAACACAGTATTTAGAATCTCAAGGTCACATACGTAGGAATGTGCGCAAGGACGGCAATGTCATGTTGGCTTGGGTCAAGGCCAAGCCAGGGGAACAAGAACGTCGACTGATCAACAGAGACTATTCATGGCTGAAGGACGCCATCGCAAAAGATGAATAACCACCCAGACTTCCATCGCTACGACCCACCGTAGCAATTCGATCGCATATTCCACCATTACCCGCCTCCAGAGGGGTCGACGTTAAGGTCGACCCCGCAACACCTTATCAGTCCACTCAATCGCTACCACGCACAGCGGCCAGGGCGTTCGTGGTAGATATTGGACTACCCACCCCTTGTCATCCTTTGTGATATGGGGTTTCTGAGATAAATTCAGGTACACCGTGCGAGGTCTTACTTGTTTGTACGCCACAGGATCACCCCAATGTTCACTTGGAAGACTTCGTCCGGGCCGTAAAAGCCGCCCTCACGAAACTTGTAGCCAAGTCCTGTTTCAACATAAACAGGACCACGTGAGCAACGGCCCACCAAGCCAGTCGTGTCCAGAGAGTCTTCTTCTCTACTCTGGCCAATCGGCCAACCTGCCGTAAGATGGGACGCATGAGAAGTCGCTGCCGCCACGTGTGCATCATCGCAATATCTCCCCGCCACTGAACAGCCACTAAGGACAACCACCACCGCCGCCGCCAATATCCGTTTCATCACGCTCTCCTTGAATCCTGTGTTCGTTCGTAAATTTCCAGCATCAACTCATCGTTGATTTCCTCCAGGGGCAGACCATCTTCCCACAGATGGTCAACCAGCCTTTCCTTGAACTCGCGCACAGCTTCGTCCAAGGCCGCCATGTATTGTCCGAGAGTCATTGTTCGTTTCTCCTCACCTTGTTCGCCATTTGCATCATCTGTCTGCACATGGCGGCGTGGTGCCGACGCAATTCAGGCACCCCGAGACGTTCGTATATTCCAGCCAAGGTCAAGTGCACCTTGGCCAAGAACACGTAATCCGCTTCGGCTGCCATGTCAGTAATACCTGTCCAGCAGCGCCCAGGGCAGAGACTTGAAGTATTCGTCCGGGTCCCTTCCATCACCGCCGTCACTTTGTTCGTGCATCGTGAAGGCCTCGTCGGCCAGCTGACCCATCACGCGCGCGACTGGGGCCAAGCCTGTGTCAGCCCACCAGTCTTCCGCCGCTTCCCATTCTTCCGGCGTTCCCACAATTTCATCGTCTGGGCGAACCTTGCCGCCGGAATTAGCACTGAACGCACCGTTAAGGAACTCAGTCATAAACGGATAGTCATGTACCTTGTTCATGTCACCCTGCCTGCCGGAGCGCATCCGGATTCAGCTTAACAGTCCACCAGTGGTATTCATACCAGAACTCCTGGCGGTCCATATCGTCCAATGCTTCCGTCACTTCCATGTGTTATTCTCCAGAGCCTCGATCAGTTCTTCGCGCGAGTCGCCGAAGCACATACCATAGTAAATCCAGCGCCCCGCGTACCAGCGCCACATCATGGCATACCAGAACTGTCCACCCATCACGCCAATGACAGTGTTCATCACTTCCCCCTCGGTCCGTACAGCACCAGCGACACCACGCGCCCATCCTTAAACGCTACCTGGATGCTGCGGTCATGCACGCGCGTCCATTTCAGGTTGTAGGTTTTTTCCAACTCGTCAAGGAATACGCCGATGTTGTCCATGAGCTCTACATCCTGGGCTTTGCTTTCTTCGGTAGCCATGTCACTTCCCCCTGCGCTTGGCGTCGCATTTGTGCTGGTGCATGCGGCCGACGGAAAGGATTTCCGCACAGCCTGGGCATTGACACATCACGCGGTGTGTGGAGCTCTTCTTCTCACCCAACCCTGCCCGACGCACGGGATCCACCCACACCTTGATGCCGTCCACCATGCGTGGGGGCATGCCCTCGTCAGGCCACTTGGTCCCAGGTATGCCAAACTTCTTCATCATGTCGCTGCTATTGGCGTTCCAGCTGGGGTTAGTCAAACTCACAAATTGGTATTTCATCTTCTTACTTCCTTTGCTTCCCCGCCCCGCTTGGGCGGTATAAGTAGTGTACCCACCTACGCAATGATTACAACTGATCTCTCAAGTCTTTTGCATGTACTTTTCAGCCAGATACTCTATGAACTGCACCAGGGCGACTTGTTCCGCTGGATTTAGAGAGAATCTATACTCCTGCCCCATGTAGAATTTAAGGTTCTTTCCATCCCACAACACTCGTCGACCTTGTTCGCCAATAGTCTGCTCTTCAAGTATTTCCATAAATCACCCTCCTACCGCGCTATTCCCAGGGCCATAACGGCGCCCCCTACCAAGCACATTATATAAGTAAGGCACCTACACCGGCCCTACACTGAAAGTTATGGACCACCATGCCGTCCATAACTAGTCACTATTAGCCGTCCTACTTGACAGCGCCTATGCTGCCCGGGCTGGTGCTAGCGGCGCCAGCGACGATAACAACTAACAGTGAGGTAGGATGATGAATAAGCAGAAGTTTAGACCACAATTTGCCCCACGCCCGACTAAAACGGCTTTGGTGACAGCGGCGAAGGTGCAGGTGAAGGCAGACGAAGAACGCACTCCTGAGGAAGGCCCGGAAAACGCCCCAGTAGGGGTGGGCGCCACGAGCCCAGAAGAAGCCGACTTGCCCCCGGCTAAGACTAATGACGTAGCAGCGGGCAGTGCAACAAAGCTGGACGAGCCCCCGGTGGAAACCGCCCCCGCTGCTGCGTCGCCAGTGATTACGCAGACAGCGCCCCGTGTGCCCAAGGGCACCGACAGCGCTGGTCAGTACACACTGGGCAAGAAATACAACCCCAAGACGGACCGCAACAGCGAAACCTGGGGCAAGATTTGCAAGGCATTGGCGGAAGGACCAAAGACTATGAAGGAGCTCACTGAGGTGGTCAAGGGCCACGGCGATTTCCTGGGGTACATGACGCGGGGCGGCCACATCGTCCCACACGTACCCACTGCAGCGGTTTCGGGCTAAGCCCGACAGGCCGACGGGCACCCAGAGTTCCCCAATTAGGGGTTGCCCGTCGGCCATTTAACCATCATGTTATTTGCCATAGGCGGATTGTTATTGGGACTGTCCCTCGGACACTTTATGAGGGATTCCTCTGAATGTGATATATTCATTGTGTCGTGCTTCTGTGCCGCAGCGTATGTGATAACGGGAGTCCTATTATATGAGTAGATTGGAACACTACTATTTCCTAGTCGCATTTTCGAATGCGTCGGTGTCTGAGCGTGAGAAACTGAGGAAATTCATATGGAACGACTAGTAGGCTGGTGGCGTTGGCTGCAAGATCATGCTCACACTCATCACAAGGCATATCACAGAACACATCACGGGATGCATCTATGTTATCTGGGACTGGTAGCGACTCACGGACCATACAGTCTGGCCGCTGGCGGACTATTCGTTCTAGTATTGCTCGGATGGGCGCTACACTTAGAGGACTAAGTCACCGAGCACGTCATCATTTGTTGGTGACGTTTATCGTAGGCTTATCTGTGGCAGCTCATTACATTCTGCAATACGCCATGCCGGAGTGGATTCACTTATCTCCTTTGGCTGGTTTCTTGTCTTCACTCTTTTGGATTTGGAAGGACTAATATGTGGATCTTATCAGTATTCTTATGTTTCGCAGATACTCGTGGCTACGATGGCTGCAAGTGGATTGACATATTCGAATTCAAAACTCGAAACGAGTGCATTGTCACATTGCACAATCAAGCAACGTTCGGCCCGCCTACAGAACGACTCGGGCAGGGCTTCGGCGCTGCCCGATGTCGTCAAAAGACCCCTACTCTGGAGAAATAGGGAATACCCACCAATCTCGGGGGGACCCTCCTTGGGGTCCCCTGTCCCGCTTGCGCTGTTCACCACCCAGCTGACGCAACGTGGCGGCCAGCTCCCTTGGATTAGGACGATGGCCGATTGAATCCACAATCGATGAGTACTGTGTGTACATCAGCCCATTCTTATGATACGCAGTGGAATTTCGAAGTGCATCCAGGAACTGATGTACCTTGCCTTCCAACTCAGAAGGAACCACGTACTTTTCAGCTTCCGTACTAGCCGACCGTACCTGTACGAATTCTTCACCGATGGAGTATCTTGCCCATGCCTCAGCCCATAGTTGATCCCGAATTGTTTGCAGCCCTGCGAAATCTAATATCCTATCTACCTCAACAATTGCATATCGGCGATAGCCGGACGGATCGCTTTGTAGGAATTCATGACGATTACCACATCCATATAGAGTGCATCGACGATCAAACACTTCGACTGACGATCCGTAGGGAGGACGGAAATGATCCTGGCTAGTAGTGATCATTGCCTTTAAGAAGCTGCTCTCCTTCTTGCCGAAGGAGTCTAACTCGTCGAAGCCAATCACTAAGGCGCTGTGAATCTTCATGTGAAGGTCCTTGTCGTTGGATTCTCCGTACAGCGTTAGCGAGTTGCCATTGAAGATCACCGAGGGCATAGACGTTTTCCCAGTACCCTGAGGACCAACAACTATCATCATCCAATCTACCTTCGTGCCCGGTTTGTCCAGCCGGGCACACGCTGAGATCAACCACCGGCTCGCCACTTCTCTCGCAAACTCCGAATCCTTCACACCCCAGTATGTCGTCAGCCAGTTGTTGATCCGCGGCACGGAATCCCATTTCAATCCTTTGATATACTCCAGAAAAGGACTCTTCTGATTCTGCTTCGCCAGTGCTTGAATACATGGGTAGACATGCCTGTGTGATATCTTTTCGAAGCCAAGATTATGTTGAAAGTAATTAGCGATTTGCATTTCAGTAAGGTCTGGAGTAGCTTGCTCATCGCCAACGTGGACTCTATTCGTATCGAGATTCCTCCATATCTTAGGGAAGGCATTATGCTCTTCCAACAGTTTCATGACGTTACTACTGGTTTGGTGGACTGTGATTGCCCCTTTATCACTTTGCCGGAAAGCAAGATTGTACCGTCGGGCAAGGAAAGAATGACTCTGGACGAGGTCATCGAGAGCAATTCGCGGCAGATTTCCGAAGCTGTCACTTGGGGATTCCCAATTGACGAGTAGATCATCAATTTTGTCGGGAGGGTTGAGCATTTCAACCGCGAAGCCCGTTTCCCTGAGCGCGTGTGCAAACGTGCCATAAGCATTGCAGATATCATATCTAAGTAGATCCCCATCTGGAACGATAAGGACTTTTTTGCAGCTTCGGGCTTCGAGAAGCCGTTTAATCCATGGATGGAGGCTACCACTACCATCCGGATTTCGCCACATCTGACACCCACCGATGCCAAAGGCGGGTATTCCAAGATATTTGAGGATGGCTGTAGTTTTCTTTTCTCCTTCTGCACAGATCATCACCTCCGAATCTAATTTTAGTAAGACAGGGTTAATGTAGGGAATGTGTGAAGGTAGACCATGGCGGCCTAGCTCTTCATAGTTGGGTTGTGTATACTTTCCCAGTTTGCTGTATTCAGGTCTTCGCACCCTTGTACGGTGCATGTAGACAAGCTTGCCAGAGATATCGCAATACGGAATGTGATAAGCGGCGTCGCAATCTTTTGGAATTATAGGCGTGACGTATCCATTCATGTGCAGCGGCTTGAGGCCAGACTTGCCCAAGTCCTGCTCCATGAAGGATCTGTAAATCGGAGTATTATCGCCTAGAAAACGAGAGGAAAACGACGGAATATCAACCACACCCGCTTGCGACCATGCATCAATAAACAACTGGTCGTCTAACATATCAATCCTCACAGGTTAATCCTGGCTGCTTATAAGCCCGCTACGGCCGCGCCAGGGTGGGCCATAGTACGCCTGCGCCTACCGTACGCAAGTGGTCCCCGTGCCTCCCCATTGCGTCCTACAGCGACTGCTGCCACAGTACACCGGTGCCGTAGCGGGCAAAGGTAGGAGAGTAGGATGAAAGAATCCAGATGGGCATTACTGGCTGGATATAACGCAGCCCAGAAACATTTGGAATATCTTATTGCTGTCTCGCCCACAGGCAAACAGCGTGAGTTGCTCACGGAAGCCAATATTCAACTAATGCGCGCCAGAAGGGAGTGGGAACAAACATGCGAGCGTACGAAATCCAGCGGGAGTACTTAGCGATTCAAGAAAGCATGGGCAAGTTACTTGATGCGGCACCTGCACACATCCGGCCCAAGCTTAAGGAATTGAGTACACAGCTCCTTCGGGTAAAACGATCGTGGGTAGGAGCCGTTGATGAAATCGACAGCGAAAATTTCTAGGTTTCCCTGGCCCTGGAATGAAGAGCCTGATATAGACGAAGAAGATGAGGAGGAAGATTAGTGGACATCATGTTGGTGCTGCACAAGTTTGGAACAAAGGTGGTTGAAGCGTTGAATGAAAATAACGTACAACCACCGCAGAAGATAGATCCTGGATTTTTCGGCGGCATCATTGTGATGGCAGTATACGACGACAGTGGGCGCAAGAGGCGTCGCATGCCGTTAGCCGGGTCTCTGAATTACGATAAAGAGACTGAAAAGTGGGTTTGGACTGAGCAATTGGAGCAGGCTGCGCCCGTTGCGGACGAATTTGAACAGGGGTAGTATATACGGTCCGCGCTGGCTGGCGGACTTTAACAACTTCTTCGGAGCAGCAGAATGAATGAGAAGCAGCTTGAGCAGTATGTGGACAGTGCAGGCGATGCGCGTACTGTTAACAATGTCATGCGACATGAATACAAAGTTCTCTCAGATAATGAGAAGATGTACATGAAGCATATCAAGGACGCAGGATTGGAATTCCACAATATGCTGGAAGCTATCGGACAGTCACGTGAGTTGTCCCTGGCCAAGACGAAGATTGAAGAAGCTGTTATGTGGGCTGTGAAACACATTACCAAGTGAAATAGTGGAGTGTCAAAGTGTCAACCAATCTACCGGTAAACTGGCAAGAAGAAATGGCGAAGGAGGCGGCAGCCGTCGCCAAGGCGTTCCGCCCGACGGTTGGGCAGATCAGCACCAAGTCTGGCATCATGGCTTACATGGATCAGCCGATTCCTGGTAACAAGCTGAAGTGTATCGTACTGGCCGCGGTGTTCGAAAACAACTACTTCGAGGGAAAATACGACCCGAAGAATCCACGCAATCCTGTCTGTTACGCATTTGGAAGGGTACAAACTGATGGTTCCGTTCCGTTCATGTCCCCTCCTGATTATGTCACCGAACCCCATCGTAAGGCGGCGGATTGTACTGCTTGCCCGTGGAGTAAGTGGGCCTCCGACCCCGATAGCCCTTCGGGGAAAGGCAAGCGCTGCAAGGAAATATATAAGCTCGCGCTGGTGCCAGCGGTCACGGCAGACACAGATGTTTCGAAGACGGAAATTGCGATCTTACGGGTCCCGGTTACCTCGCGTAAGAATTTCGAGCTTTACGTTAATGAAGCTGCGTCTGTATTTCGCCGCCCAACGTGGGGCATGATCACAGAAATTTCACTGTCACCACACATGCGGAATCAGTTTGAAATGAAATTCGCCCCCATTGAACCCATCCCGGAACACAGTTTGGCGAACATTTATCCTCGGATTGGTGGAGGATTCGACGTGCTGATGCAGAAGTACGAAGAAAATACTGACAAGCCTGAGGAAGAAACTCCACGAGGAAAGAGGAAATTCTAATGTCCGTCAAGGACTGGATAGAAATTGTTGACCACATATTTTGGTGGTTGGTGGTCATTGGTTTCGCTCTGTGGATATTTGGAGCCTTTGACAAAGACTGAGTTCTCGCTTTCGGGGCGCTGGGTGAAAAGTCCGTATTCGGTCCCCTCGACGCCCCGCTTTTTAATAAGGAGAATCTATGGACCTACAGTCCATCATAACGCTGGATTACGAAACGAAGAAGATTGACGGCAACGTCATATCTCGGCCGCCGGACCCGGTTGGGCTGGCGGTATGGGTTCAGGGAAGCGAACCCAGATATCTGGCCTGGGGTCACCCCTGGGGCAATAATATCACCAGAGAGGAGGGACTGAAGTATGCCAGGAAGGTTATTTGCTCTAATCGCCCTCTGCTATTTCACAATGCACCTTTTGATCTCTCTGTTACTGATGGTGCACTCGGCACGACTTGGCTATACAAAGATTGGGCGAGGATGCATGATACTCAGTATCTTGTATTTCTTGATGACCCTTACGCTGACACTCTGTCTCTCAAGCCTTCTGCTGAAAGATATCTAGGGATGCCCCCAGATGAGCAAACCGAACTCAAACACTGGATTCTTCAGAACGTACCGTACGCGAATGAAGCCGAATGGGGGGCGTATATCTCTGAGGCTCCTGGCGATCTCGTTGGTAAGTATGCTATTGGTGACGTCGTTCGCACTTTCAAGCTGTTCGAGCATCTTTACCCGAAGGTGGTTTCGCGTGGAATGCAACCTGCCTACGATAGAGAACGTCGCCTCATGCCCATCCTCTATGAAAGTAGCAGGAAGGGAATTCGGGTAAATCGGGGGAAATTGGAGGAAGATAAACATGTGTATACAGGGCAACTGGACCGCGCCGATGACGAGCTGCGAAGCCTGCTCAAGACACCTGGACTCGATTTCGGCAAGCGCGGAGATCTTGCGGAAGCACTTGACCGAAACGGGTATGTCACCGAGTGGGCACTTACTAAAACCGGTCGTAGATCCACAAGTAAGAAATCGCTTAAGATCAACGATCTGCGAGTTGAAGGACTTGTTAAGTATCGTGGAGCCCTGAACACCTGTCTCTCTACGTTCATTGGGCCGTGGCTGGAGTTAAGCTATGAAGACGGTAGACTACACACTTCTTGGAACCAAGTCCGTACTATTGAGCGGGATAGCGCAGGGACTAAAACGGGAAGGCTATCGAGTAGTCACCCAAATTTCCAGAATGTACCCACCGAATTCGATCTGGTTATTCCGGAAGGATTTCTGGCCCTCCCACTTATGCGGGTATATCTCCTCCCCGAAATGGGACACGTCTGGCTCAAGAGAGACTTCTCAAGCCAGGAGGTACGTATCCTCGCTCATTTTGAAGATGGACAACTTCTCCGATCATACATTCTTGATCCAAATTTCGATCCCCACCAAGCAAATCGTGAGCGGGCGCTTGAAATTACCGGAGTCGATTACGCCAGAAAGTACATCAAAATCACCGGATTTTCCCTCATATACGGAGCTGGTGTCCCTGGCGTTATGCGTCAAACAGGGATTGAAGAATATGAAGTAGCGCAGGCATTACGTAACGCCGTGCTGAATGCAATGCCCGATGTTAAACAACTGATTAAGGATGTGCAAAATGCAGGTCGTAGAGGTGAAGCTATACGTACATGGGGAGGCCGTGAATACTTTGTGGAGTCTTCAAAAATTATTGAAGGACGTCTTAGATCCTTTGAATATAAGCTGCTCAATTATCTCGTCCAGGGAAGTGCAGCCGACCAAACCAAGCAGTCCATCATTGATTGGGACGACAACCGAACCTGGGATTCAACTTTCCTTGCCACTGTCCACGACGAAATAAACATCAGCGCGCCCAAGGAAGAAGCTCCTAAGCATATGGTAGTTCTGAAGGAAGCCATGGACAAGGATCGTTTCGATGTTCCGTTTAAGAGCGAAGGTTTCATGGGCCCCAACTGGGAAGAGATAGAGGAGTGTGACTAATGAGCGACGGTAAAAAGGCTGCTTACGAGGCGGAACAGGCAGAGTCCTGGAATCGACGACTACAGATTGTGATGAGAACATCCCCGGATGAGTTGCTTAAGATCTTTGATGATCTCAAAGCAGCAGCGGATGTTCTAAATGCAGATCATCTCAGACTATCGTGGGTTGAACATATGCGAATCAAGCAAATGGAAGCCCTGATTGAGAAACTGCCGTGAGACATTCATACACCAAGATCTCCATGTACATGGAGTGTCCAGCCAAGAAGAGGTATAAGTATGACGAACGACGAGAGATCCTCGCAAGCCCCGCCGCTCAGCGAGGAATTGATTATCACAAACAGCTTGAACAGCTTATTGTCAGCCCTGAACCTGTTGTCCCAACAGAACAGTTTACATTCTATGACGGTTATCTTTCGCGACTTCGAGCTATCGGTGCGAAGGCTGAATATAAATTCGCAGTCACTAGATCGTGGGAGCCTACCACGTGGGACGATGAAAACGCCTGGATTATCGGGGTCGCAGACATCTGGATCCCAAACGGGGAGGGACAACTACTAGCACACGTCCAGGATTGGAAGACCGGAAAAATCTATGATTCTCACGGTAAACAAGGTGAGTTCTATGCTACCAGTCTTTTCAGTTACGTGCCGGAGGCAAGGGAGGTTAAGGCAACCTTTATATATACAGACTTGCGACAGGAGCGAAATACAACCTATCACCGTGACCAGTTGGACGGACTCAGGGCACGTTGGACTGCTCGAATTGAGAGGATGGAGCGAGACAGTCAATGTGTCCCTACGCCGGGCTATGGTTGCCGCTTCTGTCCATTCTCTAAATCCAAAGGAGGTCCATGCGTATTTTAAAGAGGGGCATTTGCTCGATGTTAAATTGGGATATTATCTAGATATATTGGACAGTAGCCATGGTGAACACACCTCTTGAGAAACTTCTTGAGGATAAGGCTGTCACTTACGCTGTGGGCTTGAACTACCTACATTGGAAAATGAACGCCCTGGGGAATAAGGGTAAGCCGGATCAGCTTTTCCAAGCTCCCTGGGGCGGATACCTTTGGATTGAATTTAAGCGCGCGGGTAAAGACCCCACGCTGCTACAGCGGTACTGGGCAACACAAATCGTACAACGTAGAGGCTTGGTTTATGGATGCGATAACTACGAACACGCCAAAGCGATCCTCCACAATCACCTGGACCCCGCAGCCGTACCAATTGAGGGCGCTGCAACTTATGATGCAGCAGGGCTCCGTTGGACTATTCCTAGACCCTGGACTGGGAAAGACATCCACTTGTTTGATGGCATTTAAGATCCTAAAGCAGAAGGGTCTTGTCGGCAAAGCACTGATCATTGCCCCGCTGCGGCCCATGCGCAAGGTATGGCCTGATGAAATAAAGAAATGGGCGGAATTTGCTGACATTACGTACACTATAGTGCATGGCAGCAGCAAAGAAGCTGCTCTCGCCAAAGACGTAGATGTCTATATAATCAATCCAGAGGGTATACCGTGGCTATTCGACGCAAAGCGAAAAAGGCCAGAGTTCGACGTCCTAATAGTAGACGAGTCGACGAAGTTCAAAAATTCATCAACCCAGAGGTTCAAAGTGCTGAAGCCGCACTTAGCTTCTTTTTCAAGGCGTTGGATCCTAACGGGTACCCCCGTGCCGAACGGGTTGTTAGACCTCTTCGGGCAAATTTATATCCTAGACCTGGGAAGATCCTTGGGGCGCTTCATAACGCACTACAGACAAGAGTTCTTCGTGCCGAGCGGTTACGGGGGGTACGAGTGGAAGCCCCAGCCGGACGCATTCGAGAGGATAACTACAACGATCTCGCCGCTAATTTTACAGCTCAGCGCCGAAGAATACTTGGAAATGCCGGAGTTAGTGTCGCAAAACTTGACAGTTTCCTTACCCCCGACCAGCAGAAAGTTATACGACGAACTGGAAAAAGACTTCCTGGTTCAAATGGAGTCAGGGGAGGAAGTTATTGCCCTCAATGCGGCGGCCGCTGGGACAAAATTGCGCCAGATTGCAAATGGAGCGCTATACACAGGAACGGACACTTGGAAAGAATTACACGAGGAGAAGCTAGAAGCTCTAGAAAGCCTTCTGGAAGAACTTAATGGACATTCCGTCCTTATATTCTACGAATATAGGCATGATGCCGAGCGTATTTCTAATCGTATCGGCAACGTTCCTAATCTTAGTGGGGTTGTGGGTGGAAAGTTTGATGAGCTTTGTGATGGGTTTAATCGCGGAGACATCCCCCATTTGCTTGCTCACCCTGCTTCCGCCGGCCATGGGCTCAACCTGCAGGGAAATTGCCATCATATCGTCTGGTTTGGAATACCGTGGAACCTTGAACATTACGATCAAGCCATTGCCCGAGTCTATAGACAAGGACAATCAGCCGAAAAAGTATTTGTGTATCACATCGTAGCAGAAGACACAAAGGATGAAGACGTAGCAAAGGCTTTGAACATGAAAGATAGAACTCAACAGTCCGTCTTAGCAGCACTCAAGACGGCCAGAATTGTTGCGGAGGCTAGTGATACCACCTACTATGGTGCCACTACGTAAGGCAAGCAATGAACGTACCAAACGTAGAGTTAGCGGGATGCGATGCTTTTTTGTGGCGTGAGGGGAATGAGTACTACTGTCTGGTTATTAGCGAAAATACTGTGTACAGAGTTGGTTCCGTGGCAGCCTTCATACAGGGCTTTCCACGAGATCGCAGCCTGTGCATAATGAATGACGAAACCAGACAGGCTGTACGTATTCCGCCTATTGCCAACTAATATGAGGAGTAGTAGGATTAACTTGGGATTAGAAATCCTATTTAAACACCTACTAACGGAGAAGACGATGACTGACCATGCAGCTGTTGACGAATTGGCGCCCCCGGTTGTGGAAGGTGGCGCGGTTGAAAGCGCTGACCTGACTCCCCCGACGGAGAAGCCGAAGCGTCAACGCAAACCGAAAAAGGAGAAGGTCGAAGGTGCCAGTGAAGAGGCTGCGGGGGAAGCCCCGGTCGCCAAAGCAGCTTCCAGCCGCACCAACCTGTCGAAGATGTACCCGGAAGACGCGGTGATTACCGTGCTGGCTGAGAAGAACCCGAAGAAGGCTGGCAGCGCCGCTGCGGCTATTTTTGAGTTCTACAAGAGCGGCCAGACGGTTGGCGATTTCTTCGCCGCCACGGCGGAATTTACGTTCAAGGACAAAAAGCGTCCTGGTACGTATGCGGATATTACCTACGATGTTGGCCACGGCTACATCAAGGTGGGCTGAACAAGGGCGCGCTGGCAGACATTCGCGTCTATAAAAGTAGTCTGCAAAAGTGGCCGGAGCCGAAATGCTCCGGCCGCGTTATTTTTAACTACTAGGAGAATGAATGATGAGCGAGAACGTGAGGACGATTTCCCTGCAGGCCCTGGAAGACTACATCAACGATGAAGAGGATATGGGCCAGATGCTCGTTGCGCTGGGAGCACTCAGCGACGAAGAATTGGCAGCTTCCGTGCACAAGATGGAAGACTTCCGCATTAAGATTGAGGCGGATCCGGTTCTGGCCGAACAGAAGGCCAAGGAGTTGGAGCAGACTGGTGACGTCAGCGAAGTCATCGCTGCGGAAACCGGCGCCTAATTGACCGGCGAGGCCGGGGGCACACGTTGATCCCGTCGTACGGGCTCCCACCAACGTACCCGCCCCCGGCCGAGCCTCACGTACCGGAGTAGAATAATGCGTATCTTTATTCCTACGTACGGTCGCTCAGACCGACAGATAACGTGGGACAATCTTCCCCATACTGCTAAATTTGTCACTCATCTCGTAGTGCAAGCTCGTGAAGAGCACAAGTACGATCGTGCATATTATCCGCTTATTGAACTCCCGCCTGAAATACAGGACATTGGCAAGACACGTCAGTGGCTGATAGATCATACGAATGATTACATGATAATGCTGGACGACGACTTGGATTTCGCTGTCCGTCGTAAAGACGAGCCTACCAAGTTCAGGCCCGCTACGGATGAAGATGTTCACAACATGCTGGATGAGATCTTAGTTTCACTTCGAAGTGGACATCCCATGGTGGGGGTATCTGCCCGTGAAGGTGCCAATTACGATACCAATGAATTCAAATTGGCATCGCGACAACTACGGGTGCATGGCATCGACCCCATGAAGTTTCGTATGTTCGGTGTTCGCTTTGACCGACTACCGTTTATGGAGGACTTTGACGCTACACTACAGCTGCTTGAACTAGGGTATGCTAACCGGGTGCTAAACAACTGGGTCCACAATCAGAGAGGTGGTAGTAACGCGCCGGGTGGGTGTAGCGAATCACGTACACTGGAAAAGCACAACGAAGCAGCCCAGGATCTTAAACAACTCCATCCAAAGTTCGTTCGTGTAGTTATGAAGGAATCAGGAAATTGGGGTGGAACACGATTAGACGTTAACATAGCGTGGAAGAAGGCGTATGAATACGGAAAATCCAAAAGAATTACTAGCGTACTGGATTCAGGAAAGGGAGAAAATACGACAAGCTAAAGAGGCTGGACTTCCCAAACCCTGGTCCCCCGACTGGGTATTCCAAGAAACGTACTTCTGCAATGTGCGGAGGGAAGATGACAGGGTTACACGCTGGATTCGTGGGAATTGGAATCCTGATAAGATCGGTTGGGATGATTATGAGTATGCTATGGTCGTGGCTCGTTTCCTAAACTGGCCTGAAACACTGGAGAGACTCACTTACCCGGACAACAAGGGAATCGTTACTGATCCTCAGAAAATTCTTTCCATCATAGAAGACATCGCAGCGGCGGGTCACAAAGTCTGGGGCAATGCATACGTCGTAACTACGCATGGCCTACCTATGGGCAAGGCACAGTACCTATGTAGGAATGTGCTCCCGGCTGCGTACGATTTGCTAGGCGCTGCGCGCTGGCGCGGGGCATATACAGGTAGCACCCGTACGCTTGCGTGCCGCTACGACGACTATATTACGTTGGAGGGTATGGGCAGTTTCATGGCCGCCCAAGTGCTGGCCGACTTAAAGAACACTCCTGGACATCCGCTGTACACGGCAGAAGATTGGAGTATGTGGTCTGCACCAGGGCCGGGTAGCTTGCGAGGATTGGCATGGTATTATGGAAGGAAGATAAAATTAAGCGAGTACGAAACTGCAATTTTGGAAGTCCGTGACCAGCTTCCCGGGAAGGCAGCAACTCTGCTCGTAACTGATGGAAAATTCAACATGCAGGATTTGCAGAATTGTCTATGTGAGTTTGACAAATACTGTCGAGTTAGAAGTGGCACTGGTCGTTCAAAACGAGGTTATCCAGGAAAATGATCACTATTACCGGTAGAAATGCCCCAGCCCTGTTTCGTGAAGCACTATACAAGATGAGAACATTTGCGCTGGAGGAAAACTCGCGCAATGGTCCAGTTCGCAGTATTCTCAGCCCAGTAGTTCTGAGGCTAATGCAGCCTGACGAACGGGTGATTACGGATCCCACACGTGACGCCAATCCATTCTTCCACGTAATGGAGTTCGTATGGATGATGGCAGGCAGTAACGATATTCAATGGATTGCACACTTCAACAAAAACATGTTGAATTTCAGTGACAACGGAGTCACCCAACACGCTGCCTATGGAGCTCGTTGGAGGAACCACTTCTGGTTCGACCAGATAAAAGGAGTGATTAAACTGCTAAAGGAAAATCCACTGGACCGCAGACTGGTAATCAACACGTGGGACCCAGAGGCTGACTTGGGGCATAGCGGGGTAGATGTTCCCTGCAATACACAGCTACTCTTCCGAGTGGTGGATGGTGAACTGCAGATGTCGGTCATTAACCGTAGTAATGATCTCATCTGGGGTGCCTTGGGGGCGAATATCTGCCATATGACAATGTTACAAGAATTGATTGCACGGTCGGCTGGTCTGCCTATGGGTGAATACTATGTATTTACTCAGAATCTCCACATTTACGAATCTGTTCCCAATTTCGACTATTACATGGGGGGAGCCTATTCGGGAGAAAATGTGTACGCACGACAGAACTATACCGTGCGCCCATATCCGTTACTGAGCGGTAACGAAACGTATGCAGACTTTGTGGAGGACTGTTTAAATATGGTGGGGCTGCCCAAGCAGCCATCTGGTCCAATACGGACGCAGTGGATGCGTAACGTAGCAGCGCCGATGCACAAAGTCTGGTGGGGACGAAAGGCTGGTCTGCCTTACGACACGAACGAAATCTTAGCGGATGACTGGAGAATTGCCTGTGAAGAGTGGATTAGTCGCAGAAATGCTACCGTGGGTGATAAGCGGCGTGACTATTACGCAGGTGTACTTAGCAGGCAACAAATGGCCGAAGGCGTGGATATTAGCTCTTTGCAACCAGATCCTCTGGCTGGCGTGGATTCTTCTCAGCCAGACGTGGGGACTACTACCCCTGAATCTGGTACTGACGGGGCTGTATCTACGGAACCACTTTAAGTGGCAATCGGTTAACGAACCGGGTACCATAAAGGGGTAGCACTATGGCTGCGAACGATAGGCAGGTAGGTGGGAAGCATTACCAGGAAGCTGTTGGGACTTGCCCTCATTGCGGCGGCCATATACAGCATTGGGATCTCTATGCGAATAGCCCTTATCTGGTTGGACAGATAACAAAGTACGTAACGCGGGAGAAGAATGGTGTCGAAGATTTGGAAAAAGCTTTGCACTTTCTTCAAAAACATGCGGAAACAAGGTACGGAGTTAACCTTCTCGAACAGCATCAAGGCAAGGGAAAGCCTGCGAAGGGCAAATAGCGAATGAATCAACCAATCACACGGCCTTCTTCCTCCCCAGTAAGCCTACCTGGGTTCCACTCCGGGCTGTGTGGTTCTATAGCGCGTTCTGCGCTGTTTCCTCGAAAGGAGTGGACTTCCCGCTACCTGTGCGGCGCAGGTTCAAAAAATGGGCAGCCGAAGGGACCGGGGGTTGGAAGACCCCCGGTGTCTTTACAACAAGGAGCATGACTGTTGGTTTTAAAATTTGTCTACAAGCGGGCCGGAAATCACACGCATTTCCGGATGTGGGTCGGTAGAACACTTGGCTCATTGGCATTAGCGGGAAAGTTAGCTATGACTAACGAGGAGTTCGAAGACCTGCGTGACACGCTACAACGGGGCAACCGATTGAATAACGACATAATTTTTGAAGAGCAGGTTATTTCCTACCCTGCCACTCGAGGGAATAATGATTACCGTCAGGCTTAGGACGGAAATCACCACCCCAACGGGCGAGGTGGTGCAGAGTTTTCCAATAGGTCCCGGAGAACTGGTGATCCCTAGTATCGCTCAAATACTTTCCGCCAGCATCAAAGAGGTTGATGTCAACGGCAAGTCCAACCAGATGAAGGCTGTTATCAATTCCAACTCCCGCACTGGCATTCAGCTTTGCCTGTACGGGGCTTCTAATGACCTCGCCGATAGTACACTCATAACCCTGACTGTGGATATAGTCCAAAAGCCTGGGTAGGAGCCTCGCAAAGAGGCTCCTTTGTTCCCTAAGAGTCATGGGCTTCCAATCGCCACCGTTACGGTGATCACCGGGGCCTTGGGGGCGCTGGGGGCAACTGTGATACACGCCTCGTTGCTAGGCACGGACAGAGTACCACTGCTACTTGCCAAGATCCGATAGCAGTGCTGTCCGGCAGATACGTTCGTGTACGTAGTATTTCGTGAGGCGCCGGAAATATTGGGAGTCTTGGCTGTCCAGATTGAGTTAATGCGCTCCTGTACCTGGAAGGAATCTACAGGACAACCAGTCGCAGGGGAACCGTCTGCACATGTGGCAGTGGCACTCGTATCAAACACCCAGGTCAGAGTAACATTCCCCGCACTGGCCACCTCCGCAAAGGCGAAGAGCAGAACAAACAATAACGACTTCATGGCTTCAATTCTCCTATAAGTTTACTGATGTATGGAGCGATAAACTGTAGCGCACCCAACAGACCAAACGCAATGTAGATATATCGCTCAAGACTCCGGACTCTGTCATCCAGCTTGTCTATCTTGGTCAATATAGTTTCTATCTGGTCCACTACCGTCTCCATCTGTGTTTCCAGCTTGACTACTCTCGGCTCGGACACTGGTGTCTTCCTTATAGGCAAGATATTGTTTCACCTGACTATCAATCTCTGCAATAGCTGGGTTAGCGAGCTTATAGGGCAGTTCCTGCAATCCTGCACCTATAGTATTCAAAGTCGTGGCCGAAATTTTGAGGGTAATATATTCCATACGTTCTCCTTAGACGAAAAAAATCACCGAACGTGGGCTGGGCGAAACGCCAGTCCAGTATGGGAACGACCCAGCCCCATATCGCCACTGGCTGGTTCCTCCGGTCGTATCAAAGGAATTCGCCCCAGATGAATTTAGTGGAGTCCAAACTCCACCGCTATCTTGAATTAAAATCTGTCGCCAAAATGACTGAGCAACTGTACCGTTTATTTGAATATAAAAATCCTGGCCAAGCGAAGGAGCAGACCGTAAACGTAGGATTAGTGCTCCTTTAAGTGTGGTCGCGGGACTAATTGTACCAGGGTTAGAGTCTCCGGTAATCGGGTTGGCATAGCCGAATATGGTGGGGCTATTGTTAAGATTACCAAGTCCCACCGTATAGGCGAATGATGCTGCAGCTGTAAGAACAGTTGCACTGTGAACGGCAGTCATGACAGTCCCACACCCCAGACACGAGCATTGGAGGTTGACCCGTTGGGTTTTTGAACACTGGCAACTCCACCCACAGCTAGAGTCCTGCTACCGCTAGAAATAGTGCCTGAACCATTGAACCAGAATAGTGTAACCCCGGAACCGGCTAGGGTAAGATTTCCAGAGCCACTGTTCATAACAATGAGTAAGCTATTGGCTTCAGTCGCGGTATCAAATGTAAATGTATGTCCGCCGGTACCAGAATAAACGACTGCCTTACCGCGATCAGCATTTACGACTGTGTAGTTACCTGCCTGTGTGTTGTCAACCAGATTACGATAGCCAACCTCAACACCACCGTATTGTAGAATACCATTGGGGAAATTTACAGTGTCGACCGTGGTCGTAGTTCTATCTACAACCAGCCAGTTGGTCGCAACAGCCACGGCATCGTTAACAATACGACAGACAAACTGTTCTCCGGACGCCATCACATCCCAAATGCGATTGTTTGCGCTTGCATCCGATTCATCTAACCGCACCATCGGCGTGGCGGAAGATATAATTGCTGATGGGTTGGCGGCATTCAGCGTCAACACGCCAGTGACTGTAGTAGCCCCCGATAGAGTTATGAGATCGACGACGCCAGCCGTACGCGTAATCGTCAACCAATTGGTGGCTACCAGGGCATCGGTGAGTACGCGAAAATTTAGATCTTCACCAGACGCTATGATGTCCCATAGGCGATTATTCGCCGCAGCGTCGCTTTCATTGATACGGAATATAGGGGCTGTACCAGACAATCTGAGCAAATTGCTGGTCAGCTGCAGCAGTTCGGTCGTAGTTACGACCCAGCGGTAATCCGCCGCCCCGGCGCGATAGAATCCGGAAGTTAATTCAGTCGTCCATGCCAAGCCGGGGAGAGATGCGGTGCCGTCGAACAGGCCAAGTCCGGCTTGCATGCCGCCTAGGCCCGTGCGACTCAAACTGTCAGTGAGTGCACTCGCAATATCGGACATAGTCGTATTACCCCACGCGGAGGTAATAGTCGTGCCCGTGACGACAGGATTGCCTGCCGGTAGACTGTATGTTCCGCTGCTATTTCTACTCATCGTCAGCGGCCTCTATAGCTCCGAGGTTACGAACTTCAGCACCCATCATTCTCTTCGTCATTGGTCGCTTCCGCAACGCCTTCGCCAATGCCTGCTGAGTTGCATTGGTTCCCATTAGAATATCCTGTACAGCGGGGCTAGCGAGGGTACGTCCACCAGCCCACGTCGCCGCTGCCCCCATCGGGCTGCCGACAAGCCCCATACCGGACAAAGCGCCCCAAGCCATGCCTCGTTCAAGAAACGACGGTTGCCCGGGGGAAGCTCCAACAGTCTTCTGTCCAATGGACGCTAATTCTTGCATAGGTGCGCTACCTCTTGCAAGCTGCTTATCATTGGCCATAGACTTGACAGAGCGCATTAGCTCTTCCGGCGTAAACTGCCCCTCAGGATCAGCACTACGTGCTGCCGCTCGTTGAACGCGTTGGAAATTCTTCCACGGGGCAGCGAGATCCATATACCGTTGCAGATCAACCATGTTTTGGAACTTATTGCCTTGCGACAATTCACGTCGTACAAAGTCGTCTATAAATTCCTGCGACTGATTGTAAGCTTCGCCTACCAATTCATCCTGCGATTGTTCGCCAAGACGTGCGAGTTCACTCTTCATGCGCCCAACATTACTACCTTCCAGGGTGCCATTCTTGGTGTACTTGGTTGCCAGAGAATCTAAGTCCTGTGCCACCCGAGCTGCTGTCGAATCGTCCATGCCGGGCAACTGTTTCAACCGCGTCATAAACTCCTGTGGATCAGGCTTATTAAACGCGTAAGAGCCAATAGTATCGTCATATTCCCTGGCAAAGGCGTCCTGGATATCTTTCATAGACACCCGCACGTTGCTACCAGCCCCTGATTGTTTCGCAGTAGTCATAGGTAGACCGCCTGCGTAGCCAGGGCCGACACTCCCCATACCCCCCGGGGCTGCTTCCCGCATAGCTATCTCCCTTAGTTGGGCTGCTGCGCGCTGCGATTGCCGCCCTAGTGTACCACTGGTGCCGGGCAATGCGGGGAGCACCCTGCCATAAAGAAACTTGGCAAAGGGTGAAATGATTCCTTCTTCACTCGCAGCTGTAGCGAGAGGCAGACGAACCTGGGTACCGTGAAGATCGGCCAAATTGTCCAGGGCCTGAGCTTCCGGAGAGCGTCTAACCAAACCTTCCATCGTTCGACCAAGCAGGCGCCCGCCACGTTCCAGCGCTCCGCCCGTAAGAGCACCACGGGTCATATCTTCTCCACGGCTACCAGGGTCGGCAGTCATGGCACCAGCTGCTCCGCCCTCTACGGCAGCCTGTGCGGTGCGATTGCCTAACAGGCGGCCCACCACTGGCAGCCGTTCGCCGGCCTGCATGCCGCGCCCTATGGCACCTAGAGGGGCAGTCATAATAGCATCGGCCGCAATGCTACCAACTGTACCAGCCGTAGTGTCCGCTACAGGTGCAGCAGCAGCTTCTTGCTGCGCGATAGACTCCTTAGACCAAGGATACTTCGCAGGAGTTTCTGGTAACTCCACGCCAGCTGCGCCAAGAATTTTACGTCCAACCGTGTCTTCCAAGTTGGCAATCTTGTTAACATTCGTAGTAAGGCGGTCAGCCATGCCTTGACCGAAGCGGCGGAAAGAGGAAGTCTCCTGTGCCGGATTCTCCGAAGGTTTCTTGGCACCAACGACCCTCGCCTCTAACTCCTGTAGACGCTTCTGCTTCCGCAGGTGTTCCAACTCTTCCCTAGCGCCCGGCACCGGTGGCCTCCCGAAGCTGTTTCAGCTCCTCAATTTCTTCTGGCGAAAGATCACCGAAGTCCTCTTCTTCCATATTGGTTTCAGGTTCCGCAACAGCCTCTTCAGGTCCCCAAGCACCCGCTCGTTGTGTTAAGGCTGCCAGTTGATCGGTGTCGTACCCACCTTCGACAAAGCCGTCAACGTTTGACCGCAGATCCTTCATGGCCGTGCCGAGGATACTGTTCAGCATGCGCTTGATTTGATCTGGTTTCATGTTCTTGTTCGCGTTGGCCTGCGACCAAGCCTTCATTTCGTTACCGGTCAAAGTGGCGCCGAAGAGTTTATTCCGTTGGAACAGAGTATATAGACGATCACTGGCCGCCCACCAATCCTGCGCTTGATCCATTTCCTTATTACCGAGCCCCATAGCCGACATCGTATTCATAAGGGGCCGGGCCATGGGGACAGATTTACCCATGACCTGAGGCGCTGCATAGTCATCTTTGAATGACGTGAGCAGGTCCTGTAGATTACCGACCAAGCCTGCACCCTCTGTAAGATCTCGTCGATCGGCAACAGTCAGTTTCGGTGGTTTATTGGCTGCACGCGCACGAGCTTGCGCGGCCAATAGGGCAAGATCTTGTCCACGAGCTGTGAGACGCTCTCGTTCCTTATTGGAACGCATAGTTTCACTAAGGACGCTTCCCATGTGTCCAAGCTGTCCTTCTTGATAACGTTGCGTTTGATCGTTATCAATGTCCCTTTGACGAGTCTGCTGTATCCGTGAAGCGTATTCATCAGCCTGCCCCACAGCGTTTTGACCGTATTTACTGAGGACTTTATCCCCCGACAGCATGCCGAGTTCACCAAAACTACGACGTCTGCGAAGGGCAGCCGCAGTCGCGGCTGCCTTATCGGCATCCTTGGGAGATTCTCCAATTAGAACATCGTAGATGTTGTCCATTAGTAGATCTCGCTAGGGTCAAACGGCTGCGGACCATAGCCTGCCTGGGCCTGCGGAGCTTGGCGACGCATCATGGCATCAAAAAATTTCTGCCGTGCATCCGTCTGCCGCTGCATGAGCGCATCCTGTTCTGCACCTAACTTTTCTGCGTCCTTCTTCGCTTCGATTCCCTGCCATGCGTAGGCAGCATGTTCGAGCGGACTAGCTGCAGTATAGATTCCGCCATAGCCGCGTCCTTCCGGTCCGGATTGGTAACGCAATTTATTGGCCATGGCCAGCTGATTTTCCAGCTGTGCGGCTTCGTCTTCCGCCGTACCGAGCCCGAGGATGGCATTGATGTCTTCCTCGGTCAGATCTTCAACACTAAGGAAGTCGTCCATAGTCCACCATGTCATAACCGTGGATGCGGATTACCGCATTGGGATAAATCTTCTTCACTTCATCAGCCATACACCCCATGTGTGGAGTCTTATCAGTATCCTCCCACACATAGTGGAACTGGTAAAGGGGAAGTCCATCATCACGTACATCGACTTGACGTACATTCTTCTTCAACCGGCGGTCACTAAACATCATAGCACCGCCGGCTAAGCCCGACAACGTTCCCTGCGTCGCTTGCTGTTGAGCATTGTACGCGTTCCACGCATCTTGACTCTGCATGCCCGCACCCTGGAGCGCCTGTACGCCTTCGCTGCGATTAGCTGCATTGAATCCCGGCATGGACGGCATACCGACCTGCTGCCCGGTGAGAATGGCGTTGATTTCATTCAGACTGAAACCTCGTCGCTGCATTTCCTCAGAAATCTGCTGCTGCCTCAGAGTGTTTTGGAATCCTGCGGCCGTCTGCTGCTGTCCAAATCGCTGCGTGCCCAGAGCCAGCTGTTGTTGTAGAGCCTGCTGGGCAGCTGAATTGGCGAAATTGCCGCTCTGGACATCCATACCCTGCATGCGCTGCGCTTCCGCGCCAGAGCCAATCGTTGCTTGATACTGAGCCTGAAGACGGGCATCGCTCTGATCCTGGTCGAGCCGTTGCATTTCACGATCATAAGCAGCATCTCCCTCTTTCAGCCCCATGTTGTAGAGCTGAGTACGCTGAGCTTCGCGGTCCTGCGCCATGCGCGGGTCCTGGCGAGAAGCCCACTGATTGTAAATCGCATCTTCAGCGCGTTTGGAGTAATCGCCTGTATTTCCAATACCGCGCTGGATCTGTTCACTCTGATATTCAGGTACGTTCAATCCACCAGAGAGCTGGGTGAATTGATCCCAATTCATCGGCTGGCCGTACTCCTGCTGAGCCCGACCAAGCAGTCCCTCCGCCATGTTCGAACGGCCCTGCTGCAGCCGCTGCTGTGAATCCAAAGCAGCCTGACTCTCCGGGGTCAGGTTGGTATTCTGCGTCCACTGGTTGATATACTGGCCGGTGGATGGGTCCCAGGTGGGCTGTACAGCCCAAGTTTGCTGGCCGAATGGTGTATTGATCGTTGGACGATTCGCCCACGTCTGCTGCTCCGTAACTTCACGGCTGGACTGTGCTTGAGCATTGGCAGCTCCGGCGTAATCCGGAGGCGCCGGAGTGTTTTTACTCATACAGTACTACCTCGAATCGCACCAATTCGCGCCATCTGGTTCTGCATTTGCGGATTCATTGTCGGCTGTGGCTGCTGAGGCATGGTCTGGGCCATGGCGTCTCTAGGTCCGCCGAAACTCATACCGCCAGCCATCGGCGGAGCCATATTTCCACCGGCGAAACGATTGGGTAGATAATTGTATCCACCCGTATTCTGTCCAAAAGACATGCCTGGGGGCGCGGGGCCGGAAGGTTGTGCTGTCAGCCCTGGACTAGTCCGCTGTTGATAGGGAATCGTCTGGTTCGGCTTGGACTGATACCAATTCATCGGGTCGCCGTAGCTGCCTCCGGTGGACTTGCGCAGTTTGGCGCCCACAGGATCCAGCACTTTGGTGACCTTCTTTAACTTCTTGCTGAACCAGCTCATTTGACCTCCTCAACCACCTACATTCTTCCCGTCGCATTTCCTGCACTACAACATCGATGCCTTTGTCCCAGGCATCCCGCATACGGTAGACTTCCTTGAAGCCAACTCGCTTATTGAAGCGCAGAGCTGCTGCATTATTGCCCGGAGTTAGCCCTATGACAAGCCCCTTCCCATTCTCAAATGGATAGCGAAAACCTTCTTGTATGAACTTTCTAGTCATCTCTGCGGGCTTGGGAATCCATATGTGCATCTGTACAGAATTCGGAGTCCAATTATCATACCCGACGGCCGCCACTATCTCCAAATAATCATTCAGCTGTACGATTCCCTTAAAATGTCCAGTCGGTGAGTAGGAAATAGCCTGGAGAAATTTCAATCCCTGATTCACATCCATCCTCTCGATTCTCATAGGATGTTACCGTATGTGAAGGCAAGATCGAATCGAACAAGGGTTGTTCTTGCTGCAGATGTTCCTCTAAGGGCAATAGCAATGGATCGTCCCATTCCACTTCCTCCAGAGAGAACATTGGAGGTTGCCAATCCAACTCCCCATACTGCGGTATCCCATATAGCAACGTCCCAGACGTCACCTGTAGGAGTAGAGGGGATTGCGATAGCAAGGGCTTCTTGGAGGTCATAGTCATACCGCGCCAATATGGCGTAGTCAGGTACACGTTCAGCAATGAACGTTGGGCGTATGAGTTGAGTAATCTTATTCTGCGCTGGTGTACTTAAATCATTGTACCACGTCAAAATAGAAAATTCAACTTCATCGCCAGCATTGGGGTCGGCTAAAGTGACGTTGTCCAGTGTACCTGTGTGAATCAATACGCGATTGTCACTTGTACCTACATAGAAAACATCATTCCACGAATCTCCAGTTTCGTAAGGGAAATCTCTATAGAGCGCCCACCCACGCGTATCGATTGACTGAACGAACTGTATGTAATCAAAATTGTCCTGTTTGGGAGTAGAAATCATCAACAGATTCTGGTTGGGTAGTAGCTTTACTTCCCAGCCCAAATCCATACGGGAACTCGCCATCTCTATGTTGATGAGCTTGGTGATCTTCCGACTAACGAGAATACTCGTATCGATAACCACCTGTCCAGACATTAACTTGGAAATGGGGACTAACCCATAGCTGGAAAGTAGATATAGCTCGCCACCGAAAGAGCCGGCACACCGTCGTCCAGCAGGTGTTGGCCCGATGTAGTAGACACCCCGTTGGTCGAAGGTAGATGCGGTATCAGGGTCGGTCCCCTTATAAACAACAACGTCCCCGGCGGAAGAAATTGCGACGAGGTAGTCGTCGACACCTTCGCCGCCGTCGACGGTCCAATTCCATAATCCAACAAGATAACCACCTTGCTTGAATTTGTTTGAAAAGTTAAACCTAGTTACCTTACCAGTGACCTGCCCGACGGGCAAGTACCATGCATCTCCTGTATCCTTCTGAACAAACCAGACACGAGATTTCCAAATCATGCAGAAGCAGAAATCGCCGGGGTCAGTTCCATCAATTTGTCCGGCACCTGTACCAGCGGCAACGACGGACCAAGTGTCAGTCGCCTGAGTATAGAGATGATAGCCGTTGGTTTCATCACAATATAGGATGAACTTGTTGCCGCCAAGATTAATAAAATTTACGTACTGACCATAACCGGACGTAGAGTTAGCGGTGCCAAAAGTAAGTACTGATGGTGGGCTCGTATCACTGGCCGTGACATCATAAATACCATCTTCGGCGGCTGCAAACAGCTTATCTTCAGAAGAAAGAGTGCTGACGTATGGGATAATCGTGCGTACGCCATTCGTACCTACATTGGTACACCATTCCTGATATCCATCGCGTACGGTAACGCCGTATTGAGACGGTACCATGTTGAACGCATAAATGGCATCCTGGAACATGGGCGCAGCCAGACCATCAATAGCATTAACCCCGCCGACAGGAGCGGGGTATGGCTGACTTTGGACGGATTGGACCTGTACAGGTCGCAACCCGGATGGGTTAACAGGGTATTTCACTACGGCGGACCGAAGTTAGTTTCTGGAATGTTACGCCAGTCGAGATACGGGAACAGTCGACGATTGCTCATGCTAAGGACTGGAGCCGACTTATCTTTAGGCAACCACGTCGCCAGTGCGGTATTGTACTGCCCGAGTGCAGCAGTTGTATCAAATCCCTTAGCTTCCAAGAACCGCAACTTGAGCAGCTTTGTAATCAATACTGGGGGAAAGTAGACAGTATCATCAGTAGCCGTGACACGATTGATGGCCACGGCCGCGGAAGTTTCAGCCCAGTTATTAGACACGTACTGGAACGTGATGTCTATATTCGTAGGAGGAGGATCGTTGGGTGTAATCCACAATTCACCATCTGCTTCCTTAAAGGAAACATAGATGGTGTATTGGTTCCACTCACTCCCAATTATGAACGCCCAGTCTTGCTCAGATAAAGGGCCGCCCATGGGGAGACGATTGGTTGGCGTCCACCCCGTTTGGTCTATCATGTACAGATAATCGCTAGGCAACGGATAGACGCCGTCAGCCTCATCATCTGTATTGAAGCTGTGGGTGGAAACGAATTTCTGCCACTGTTTGACACCGATCAATTCGCGCCCACAGCCAGTCAGCATTCGGCACATCTGTACGAAAGCTGCGTCGGTAGATGTAAAGGGGTTGGATGCCGCTACGAGCCCTACCTCGACGGCTGCATCGTTTACGATATTCCCCGCAGTTTCCCAGCGAGCCATTTAGACCTCCACATTTAACAACCCGGGGATACGAGTAGCGGAGGCGTAATCTCCTGTCACAGTAGAGATTAAGACGCCCCCAGGATTTTCGTAAACGATGACGTTGTACGGAGCTGCACTGTAATAGGCGACGATGTAGTTACTCACAGTGCTGGAAGCATCTCCGCGGTAGAATACCTCGGCAGGAGCTCCCAGTTGTGTGACTACCTCATCCCAACCAGCGTAGTCCGTACATACTAACTTCATTTCTTAGCAGGTACTTGAGCCTCTTTCATGGCTTCGTACGTGTCCACCTTCGTTGCCATTTCAGCCAGTCGCTTTTCGAGTACGGCGAGGCGTTCATCCCTTTCACGCAACTCGTTTTGCAAGCGTAGCGCAGGTGCCTGCTCCTTAGCAAGTGCAATTTGATCCCGCGCCTTTTGACGAAGTTGATTGATTCCCATGAATCGTTGTGCGTTGCTGTCTGGCATGTTGGCCAGATGCTCAAGTGTACGCACATTGAAGAACTTCAACTCTTCTACCTGTTCGCGCGTAATCCAAGGCACTGTATCAAGGGGCGTACCAGACTGCTGGTCCTGTGTACCAGACCTAAATGCAGCATACTTGTCAGCAAAGCGACGGCGGTCCAAATCACTGACTGGACGATTGACGACATTGGTTTTGTCACCGGGTACCATGATGGTGACATACTCACGGGAAACGAAGATTGGCCGACCTTCCTTGGCGGAGGCTGTCTTGTCTGGATGTGGGCGATGCGAGAAAAACACCAGAAGATTCTTGTCCCGGTCAAATCCATTTCGATTAGACTCTTCTAGAGCCATCTGCGTCATACCAATATCTGCTTCATTAAACATAGTCATTCTCCTTCAAATAAGTGCAAGACGTCCGTTAGCGGTAAGTGGGTTCCCGTTAACGTACTGTGTTCCATTCGCAAGCTCATATACGAGCTGCCCCGCTGCAGAGACTCTGATGCCGCCGATCCATACATCTGTAGCAGCTGTGGATGTTGTTCCATAAAATGCTCCAAGAGCACTTTGACGGATTCCGGAGGTGTAGTTCGATCCGGCAGGGGCGTCAGTATCAATTGCGAGCTCTCCATTAGACATGTACCCCACACCTTCGTTGAAGAAGTCAGGGTCTGTGGCAGCTCCAATGGTCGCTGTAATACGTCCATTGGAGTTTATTGTCATGCCTGGGGCAAGCATCGCTCACTCCGGGTTAAGCTGCTCTTTAGCCGTGGTGCTCTTGAGCAGTGGCGGCGTACCTAGCCCCTTGTTGCTGGCCAGAATTTGCAGTAGCTGCGCCAGCCCTTGAATGGTACCAGTGACAATGGCACCACCACCTAGAGTAGAGGCGACAGAAGCAGCGTTAGCGTTCAGCGCAGACGCCAGAGCGGTATAAGTGACCATCAAAATCTCCTAACTTTGGAATCCACGGACGCTCAATTTCCCACGGTCGGGGCTTACCGTGAAACATAACAAAAGTATTGTCGTCACGCAAGCCATGCTGTACCACGTGTAGCTTAAAGCTCACAAACTGGTCCCAAAACTCGTCTTGGAATCTGTAAAGATCTTCATCAAAAAATCGTTTGAAATACCGTTGATCATCCCAATGATTGTCTTCCATGTGTGCGTTTGGGCACACACTGAAGTGCTCATACACCTTCTTGCGGAAACTCTCCGTTACCAGCATTGCCCCGCAATTGAATTCCTCTGGTGCCTTAAATCCATCCCTAACTGGATGGCGGCAAATCCAATTTTGCCGAAGCTGTTCGGCAGTCGGGGCAAATGGTGCTACGATAACGGTATCGAGATCCAATATTAAACAAGGTCCCTTGAGATTCCTATCGCCGTAAGCTTCAAATTTACCCCACCATTTCGGCCAATCTGTTTTCAAGGGAACGTTGTAGATGTTTGGTCCAGAAACAGGTACGTCACGATAGACATAGAACTTGTCGTATTTGACGAATTTATCACATTGAGCCTTCAGCCAGCGCACATGCTCCGGCTGAAAGTCCTTACTCGCCCGTAGTACGCAGACAATATTCATAAACTGGTGAATAGTCGTTGATGGACAAGTTGCCGAGCTTGGTTATTTGAGCTTCCCAGCCCCAAGCGGCTTTGAAGGTTTCTTCCCACTCCCATTCGCGTCTGTAGCTGGGGTGCAACTCTACTCCACCCCGCATATCAGAGCATGTAGCGGCTGAGATAATGACTCGGTCTTTGGCGATTCGCCTAAGCTCTCGTAGAGCCGGCATAACGTCTGCAGGTAGAAGATGCTCAATAACCTCAAAACAGGTGACTGTGTCAAAGGACTTGTCAGCGTAATGAAGTTGAGGTAGAACTCCTCGGTCCACATTCTCTCTGGCTTCAACCAAATAGTCCACTGTTTCTGTGCCGCGTGCACTGTAGCCCAGTAGACGTGCGATGTCGAGCGTTTCTCCTCTCCCAGTACCAACATCAAGTAAAGTACCGCGAGGACGTTCGCAGAGGATTTCTGCAATCTTGTCTGCCCTGTGCTTCGGCATCCGGTAGCTAGGATCTTTGTACATTTCCGTGTACTTGGCAGCTTCACTTTCACGGGTAGCTTGAATAGTTTGACCACGTATGATGTAGTCATACAGAAGTCCTTCCCCAAATAGGCGAACATCTATATCTGGAAATACAGCTTCCAACCCCTTGATCCATGGACGAAATTCCTCTACCTGCTTTGCCATCGCAGGTGTAGTGAGATACTCCTTATCATCTACCCAGACTGGCAGCGTTGCCACTGTAGCGTTCTGCTCCTGAGGTAGAATGTGCGACTTTCCATCTCGGAAAGAAGAGTCGTATCCCAAAATTCCAATAGATCTGTACCCGAGTGCAGCAGCGACCCCTATGGCCGTGGTTCCAATGGTGGATCCTCCGCCAAAATAGATGTCTGCGCCCTTGAAGACTGCGTGTGTGGTTGGGGTATTGAGATGAAAGACTTGTATGTCTTGTCCACGTAGAGCTTCGTACATCAGCGGGTCGCACTGTGAAGCTAGTAGAAATGTGGTGTTCTCGTCAGGCTCGGTGACAAAATTGACATTCACTGGACGAGCATCTAGCTGAGCATAGTACTTGGGGATGACTCCTATGCTCTGTAGGGCTTTATAAGCCCCGTTCAAGGCCATGGTGTCATGCGCCGGCCACATTTCGGCCACCGCTCTATAATACTGTAATAACGATGGCCCAGATCCACAAATCAGCAGAAGCCGCTCGTTGGGGACAGTGGTCAATCCAACGAGCGGCAGACTCCGGGCCTTACATGCCCGGAGATTTTCTACCAATTTTTTGTCTGGAGTATTGCAAGTAAGTTCTACTTTGAGTATTGCTTTTTCCATAACGATTACGGCAGTGACGCTAACCCGAGTCGAACTGCAGCCAGTCGTCCCGCCAGCACTTCACGAACCGAGTTACCAGCAGACGTGGAAGCAGAGGCCGCCGTTACCAGTACTGCTGGGAAGGCCACAGCAGACGCAGTAGACGTGACACTCAGACGACCAGCAACCAGTGTCGTTCGCAAGAATGCATCAGCAGCCGTAGACGCAGCCACCCGAGCATTGAAGTTTGAGCCATTGACACGTGCCCAGAAGAAGTCGTTGTCTGCGATAATCGCCTGCGGGGCGAAACCCAGACCATGGCCGGCAGCGGCCAACGTAGACGTCATCAACTGCGCTTCGTAGTTTTCGTCAATAGCCAGGGCGTTCGGAGCGTCAGTGCTAGCCATGAGGCTAGCACCCGCCTGAACGAGGATGTAAGTCGTGCCGTCAATACCATTGACGACCGTACCCAATTGCATCGGGGCATTTTCGCCGACCGTAGTCGTGCCATCATAAATGCCATCGACATCAGCACCAATGGGTGCACCAACGAGAGCCTTAGACATAACTTCCTCCGATTAATTGTAGTCGATACGGCCCTGGAACTGGCGACCAGACATAGTCAGGTTACCAGCGAAGGCCAGAATCTGCACTTCCGCATCCTGGTTGATGCTGTAACGCTTGTTAGGCGACAGCGGAACCATGTTGCGGGCCGAGTGTGGACGGTAGTGAACGTACTTCGTGTTCAGCAGGAAGATGGTACCTGCAGGGCAGAAACCACCAATACCGCCGTCCAGAACGACGTCCGCGTCCATGAACTTAATCGTGGGGAAGCCAAGCTTTGCAGAGCTGGGATCCGTGAAGCGCTGTTGCGCTTGCAACGAGGCCATGTAGTTCTGCCAAGTCGTAGAGTCCATAACAATCAAATCCGGGCGATCCATGCCGCGGACCAGATTCGCCCAAGCCAGATTCAGGTGACCCTGAATCAGTGCCGGAGTCAAATCCGCAGCCGCATTGTTGTCCACGTAGTTGCGCCAGAACGTCCACGTATTGGCGTCGATGCCGCCATAAGTGTTCGTGTTGGTCACTGGCACCGCTGCGTTCAGGCCGACCAGCTGCTTGCCGCCGTAACCAGTACCGTCAGAGTACAGTGCACCCGCCACGAGATTGGCCATGGTAGACTCTGCAACAGCCAGACGTCCGTCCATGAGATCTATCATCTGCTCCTTGCCTGCGTTCTGGAGCATTTCCAGACCGCTGATTACAACTGGGACGGCTGCCTGCTTAATGGAGAATTCTGCAGAGCTGATCACGTCCTGCGCCGCGACCGGGAGCAGATCATAGCCACTGTACCAGGAAGCATTGCCGTTCTCAGCGAACGACAGTTCCTGCAGGATGACGTTACCGCCAGAAAAAGTCTTGATGTTGCCGCGCTGTTCCAGTCGGGCCAGAAGCGCGTTGTTCTTCGTCACATTGTCCGCAATTTTGCGGGTGCGACTCTGAATAGTCGTAGCGAGGATATCGCTATAGTTTGGATTTGCGAAAGTCATGTAGATCTCCAAAGATATTAAGAGGGCCCTCAATGGGATTTGAACCCAAACCTCCACACGCAAGGTGTCGGTGTTCTAGCCGTTAAACTAAGAGGGCGTATCGCTTAACCTTTGCCTTTGGGATCGTTCTCTCATCGGGTGGGGGCCGGTACAGCGCTCCCTAAGAGAGTGGAAGTCCTACTCGTTCTAGGTTGCGCGTACCGTACCACGACTTTTTTACCAGTGCAAGCCCCTACCTGCCCATCTGCGCATCCCATGCCTCAGACAAGGCGGAGCGGCGGCTGTCGTCGCCACCAGAATTACCAGCTGGGCCTCCCTTGGGCCCGCCAGCGATGCTGGAAGCTGCGTTACGAGTACGCTGCATGTTCTGTTGCTGTGTCTGTGACTTCTTCGCAGCTTCTCGCTGGCTAACAATCTTGCTTAATTCAGGATCAAACCCGATTGCCTGCTTGTAAGCATCTTCCATGGAAATGATTTTTCCTCTCTTTGCGCCAAGTTCCATAATGTCAGCCATCGTTTCACGCACATCTTCAAAGAATTCATTCTTTTCTGCGAACGCCTCAGTTTCAGCTTCTGCCTCAGATAGAATCTGCTGCTCGCGCTGCTGTCGCTGCTGCTGTACGCTATTCATGAATTGGAAGATAGGGCTCGCCCAAGGCGGCGGAGCTAACTGACTCTGCTGCTGTGGAGCTCCCTGTTGCTGTTGAAGAGGTTGTCCAGACAGAACCTGATCCAACGTGGCAACATCAATTCCGTAGTTTTGGATGATTTCACGTACGATTTGAGCCTTTTGAACCTGCGTGCCGACCGTGAGGCCTGCAGCAGTAGTCATAAGATTCTTCACCGCCTGCATCGGGTTGCTGCCCTGAGACTGAATCATGGGCAGAAATGGGTTGACTACGCTTTGAAACTCCTGCGCCATTTGACGAGCCTGTGCAGACTGTCGCAGTGTCTGTGCAGTTTCCTTCTCGCGGCGTACAATCTCCTCCTGCACCGGCCGAGGCACCTTCGCCCAATGTTCGCGCGCAGCAGCCTTCAATCCAGCCGGCGGCGGAATTACTTCTGGTTGCTGGCCTTCCGGCGGCTTTTCAGCTGCAGGGTCGGTCTTTGTAGCGCCCTCAGGTTTAGCAGCAGCTGGTTCGGTTCCAGGGCCGGGTTCTTTACCCTTGAAACGACCTTTTTCGTCTCGTCCGCTATCAGCGCTAGCCTCGGCGGCTCCCTCGGTGGCAACGGCTTCCGCTCCTTCGGCGGCCGGGGGACTCCCCATGGGCTCCGGGGTGTCCGCTGAGGATCGCCCCGCTTCTTGGTGTTCGGGTTCTTCGGCGTGTTGCTCAAAGGCAGCCTCCAGGTCTTTTCTCAGATCATTCTCTTCAACGCTCATTACCTTCTCCTATGTTTTTCCCAAGCCTGGGCTATTTCTCGCGCCCGATTTGAGTCGCGAGCTTGACCAGTGAAAAAATCAGCCCGTCGCTTAGCTGCGTCGGCCCACTCGTTTTTATAGTCAGCTGCATTGGTGACACCGTTACGGAGATTGTGCTCTCGTAATGCTGCACGCCCTGACACGATTGTTCCGTCGACAGGTGAAACGAAGGGTTCGATATCTGGAAGGACGTCTGGTCCATTCCGCTCTCGTGTTTGAATATCACTTAGATCCACTTCCACCAGCTGGTTTAGGTCTGGATTCCATCTCCACTTTCTTCGCAGCGGCATCGATCACAGCCTCCGTAGAATTTGCTTCTGTCTGTACTTCTTGCTTACGCTCTTCGGCCAATACACCGGCACGGAGCTTCTCCATTTCCATTTGATGCTTCGTTTGCAGCTCGATCATCTTAAATTGATGCTCTTGCTGCGCCTGTTGCATTTCAAATTGAAAGCGTTGCTGATCCATTTGGAAGTCCATCTGGGCTTTCTGTATGCCCATCTGCGCCTTTTGAATCTCAGCTTGCGCCTTAATCTGTTCAGGATCCGGCTTCTCTCCGCCGCCCTGCTGCATCTGCTTCTCAAAAGTGGCAATGGCTTGGTCAACGACTCCTTCAATTTCGTTGGAGCCCTTGAATCCGGCCAAGCCCCATTTCATAAGCTGCATCAAGAAAGGCACAGCCTGCCCACTCATTTCAATCAGCGGTGCGGCAGACTGTAAGAAAGTAGCCAGCGCATTGATGTATTCAACCCTATCCTGTTTCAGCTGTGCGTAGTCCACCATTGCGAGTGTTTCAGGCTTAACCTGAATCTTCCAACGCGCAACGTCAGGGTTCTTGATTAGTCCAACTGCCTGTTCTGCCATCGCCGCATCGGGCGTTGACAGGATGTTACTCTGTTCCAGTATACAGTATGGCTGATAGTGCTTTGCAATAATTTCAGCCTTAATGCGCTGAAGGTCACTGGCAAAGCGAGCAAACTCATCTTGCAACGCCTGCACACGAATGGATGCAAACTTCGCCTTAATCGCTTGTTCAGTTGCAGACACCCCTACAGTGGACGCCGCGCCGCGGAGAATGTCAGCCATACCAGTGACCTGGTATAGCTGATTAATCATATCATTTTGCTTCTGCGTGAGAAGCGTAATGACGTTCGCTACTTGCTCGATTGGGACCCAGTCGACGACTCCTTTGAGGCCTCCTTTTTCGGCAAAGGCTGCCCAGTTGTCAACTGGGATGAGCTGATTTTCCACACCCTCCATGAAAACTCGCTGAATGCCGTCGTTATTCTTGTCATAAACACCGACAGCCTTACAAGCTGACGTGAGCAGTGAGATGCGAGTTTCCAGAATGTCAATCTGAGTGTAGAGATCTTGGGCAATGACATAGTCGGCCTTTGGAATGTACTTGGAAGACGTAATGTTCGCCATCATGGCTGGCGGTTCTGGAAAAAAGGATTCCAGCCCCAGCGGGTCTTCCTTTATATCCAGAATACGGTCAAATCCCTCTACGAACCAGAAGACTTTCTTGTTCGTCTTGTCCCAGATTTCCCAGACTTCCGCTTGGTCCCAGATGTCTTTTTCTCGGACTGAATCTCGGTTCTTTTCGTACGCTGGACCTTTGGAGTTGAGCGGTATAGCTTGTCCAAGTTCCTCTCCAAAACGCGCAATGAGTTCATCTCGCGTGAGGTAGGAACGGTACGACCGCCACCGCATTTCTGCGAATGTGCGGCACGGGGACCAGAGGAGGTCTTTCCAGTGGGTGTAGACTGTGTCGGTCCACTCATCTTCGACTTTGGTATCCGTATAACCGGGAGCGAGCTCTTCCCCAGAGATCGGATCAAGCTGCGGTGGGACTTCAGTCTGTCTTTCCTCAAAATCATATTTGAGTCTTGCAGTACCAAGCCCAACAAGGAGTCTATCTCCCAAAGCAGTCCTGAGAACGTGAGAATAATCCTCGCCAGCTGACTCAATGTCGGTATTGAGGATTCTTTGTAGAATCTGGCCTGCGACTCGCGCAATATCATCATCCTGGTCCGCAAAACGTCGATCCACTTCAACTTTTGGCATGCGACCGTACAACATCGCTTGGAGCGTTGTGATGTTCGCGTTGAAGAGATTGAGTTTCGTCGAGACATCGTCCACGTCCTTTTCACGGTTGTCCAAGAACCGCTCAACGACTTTATCGCTCTGCTTGTGCCACTTCTTCAGCCACTTCTTAGAAGCTGAAATTTCCATCTCCCACCGCGTGGCCCAGCCGGCGGGAGTTTCCTCAAACTCAGAAGCTCGTTCGATACCCATTACTTCTTCCTCAAGGTATTCGCAAGCGCCCGTTGTCGCTGCCAGCGCGACGTGTCGAGCTCTTCTCCTTTCTTAGTGGGTACAAATCCCTTGGTAGGGTCATTAGCTCCTCGTGCATAGCTGCCGAGATCTGTCATTGGGTTAACGCCGCGCGGCACTTGACTCTTAGGCATGTTAGACTCTCAGCTTAGCGCGTTGGGAGGTTTTGTTCATATCCCACAGCTGATCCAGCGTATACTGAACCGGCTTGTTGAGATCAATCTTAGGAGCAGATTTGGACGGTACTATACGCTCCCGGCTTACTAATGCCAAGTACCTAAAAGCGTCGCTCGCATGTGACGCCCAATCATGGAATGGAGCTTCTGAAAAGACTCTCTTTTCTTCATCCCAGGATCTACGGTAAGCTCTCAGAGCCTCAACGCCCGGGAAGCATTTAACTGAATTGAAGTGACAAGATGGTAAAATTAGTCGCGCCGCATCGATTCCGTGCTGTAATGCGAGATTGGGTACTATATCTACTACACGAGATTGCCCCTCATCAAACGTTGGAAACGGTTGAGCCAGAAATTGTTCGACGGTAGATCTGCCAGTCTGCAACGACTTAGCACGAGCATCGTGCGGGAGCCAAATTTTACTGTAGCGATACCCCTTATGCCGCAGGGTATCAAAGTAATACGAAAGAGCTTTTCCCGAAGCTTCTTCGTAGTCAATAATAGCAAGACCATCAGGGCGTTCCTGCCAAAACCACGCTGCGGTTGAGTCTGAGTAGCCAAGATCAAAGACAACGCTGACCGGAAACTCAGGATCGTATACAACATCTTCTCTAATCTGGTTACGAGATTCAATAAGGGTGACAATAGATGCATAATAGGTTCCCAGTACGGCGGCGTCAAATGAACACTCGTATTCCTGCAGATACTCGTCTTCGGTCTGTTCAGACCTCTGCAACATTAATTCATCGGCGGACAGAATGCCAGACTCGCTGGCCCGCAGGATGAAATTGTACCAACTAAGCTTAGTCAGGTATTCATGCGAGTTTTCTGGGAGATCAAGTCCTTGCGAGCGCCTAAAGATTTTATAGAAGTGATTCTTCCCTTTCGGTGTTCCAATAAATACCGCCCACCCTTGTCGGTCCGCAAGAGTAGGGAGTAGGACTTTACTCCATACAGACGGAGCCATATCCCCATACTCGTCAAGAATGACCCCATCAAAGTACTGCCCACGGAAAGCGTCTGGATTGTCCGCTCCGTAAATACTGATCTCAGCATTATTGTGGGCGAGCTTAACCGTAAGTTCGCTTTCACTCGGCTTTTTACCTTGGAAACCAAGAGTGTACTCCTTCAGGTATTCCCATGCTATTTTCTTGGCCTGCTTTAACAGCGGCCCTATATAAGCATAGCGTGGCCGGTGCTTGCGAGAATACAGCGCTCTGGTCACTGCCTCGTTGACACAAGCCACGGTCTTACCTGCACGGCGATGAGCCACCATGCAGGCAAAACGGTGCGACCGGTTATGGAAGGGTACGAAATGCGGTCGTGGCTGATACCTAATTTTTACTTCAGGCATTACGGCGACTGCGTCTTAATCCATTCCTCGTAAGACGTTGCCGGCTCGCCCATAGATTGTTGTTCCCGCTGATACAATCGGTAACCGTCTCTACGCTGGTCCAGTGGACGCCCGCTAGGGGTCTTGTCGCTGGTCGTCAATTTGCCGCGCACTGACTCGATCAGCGCTTTCACTTTGCCCGTTATATCCGCCATCTTGGTCACCGTCTAGTTTTGAGGGAGGTAAAACGTGTCGGAAAATAATTTCCCCAGACGCGTTGAGATCGATCGACGCGCCAGCCGGGAGCATTTTTCCATATAACTTGTAGAACTCAGTCGGGTTCTGGTGCGCCCAGTATGCGAGCCTGGGGACACCTCCAATAAGGTCAAAAGCATCGTGGAATGCATCCATGACCTTCTGTTTCGCGAATTCACGCTTTGTGATCCTCGTTACTTTGGAATTTCCTTCGGCAAGTTGAGTCAGAGTTTGATTCATTGCCTCAAACTCTTCCTGAGTCATGAAGGGAAGGATGCTGTTTTCGCTCATTGCTGCAGTATAATTCTAGTTTTGTGTTTCTTGCAACCATATGGCATTATACCTACAGCGGGTTTGTTGGTAGCTGAGGAGATACAATGTGAAACAGTATGGTGTGAGACTTCCCAAGGACCAGGATGAGCTCATTGAGCTCTGTCGTCAGCAGGATTGGAATGTATCCAAAACCGCCAATGGGCACTGGAGGCTCGTCAATAAGCAAGGGAAAGTGGCCATCGCCAGCGGCACCCCGAGTGACACGAATGCTGTGCTGGACTTACGCGCGCGTCTTAAGCGCTTCGGCTTGAAGCCAGGAAAGCTTAGCCGTATCAAACCAACGTTAACGGAACCTAAACTTGTAGTGGATAGGAGTGCAGTTGTGGAGGAAAAGTCTGTGTCAATTCATTCTACACCTTTGGCAGCTGTTGTTGCCGTGGGTAAGAAGGAGCGTAAAGCTACCCCGGGCGTGCGTGGAGGACGCCTGCGTAATGCAATAGTTGAAGTGTTGCGTGAACATGACCGCCCGGAGGGCTGGGATGCGCCCACGATAACCGGCTGGGTGAATGAAAAAATGCACACCCAGCTGACTGGACATACAGTCGGGCAGAGCGTCATATACTACACGAATAACGGCAACATTTTCACCAGGGTGGGGCATGCTCATTATCGCCTTACCTCAATGATAACAACGCAGCCCACTGCGGCCGCACCTATCGCAGAGGAAGACGACGAAAAGGTTCTTATTGAGTTCCTAGTGGGGCTTGATAAGGTGGCTAACATTATCAAGCGCCACATAGAATTACAGAAAGCGCTGGCGGGAGTGTTGCAGAAGCTAGGCACGAATAAGTGAACGTAAGTACAATGCTACTGCTTTAAGCGGCGGTAGTTGGAGGCAATATGGACGACGAAGACAAGAGAAGCGTTGATGCGCTCATTGCGGGCATGGGTGAATTGGAGGATGTGCTGATAGAGAGCATGCCTGTGGGCCAGATGGCTCGTTTACTTTTGGGGTACTTCGCCTCTGTGGAAATGTTCGCCGTGAAGGGAGAAGATGGCCTCGGCATGGTTCCCCAGCCTGTGCTGGATTACCACAACACGGCGAAGGATATCATCAGCGCGCTGCCATGAACAAAATCAACCATGCAGCGTTGCAAAATCTTGTTGGAAGTGCGCAGGCGGCGAGCGTAAAGCTCGCCGCCGAATCTCTTGGACCTGAAGTGGTAAAGAGTCCTCTTGGTGGATTATCGGCAAGGGAATTACAGGTCTTAATAGCCATTGGGTCTGGTATTCAGCCCATTCAGGCGGCAAAGCGCCTAGGGATAGCGGTCAAGTCCTTCGGCACCTACCGGGCACGGGTGCTGGAAAAATTACAGCTTGAATCCAACGCCGAACTGGCTGTTCTGGCATTTGAATTGAAGTTAGTGCCCAGTGTATTGGAGCGATTTAAAGCGGAGGCGAAATGAGCACTTTGAGGGAAATGGCAGAAGAAGTTGCAAAACGCCTAGATAGCGGCGGTAACGACTTTTTCCTGGTGGTTCAAGGGCGCGTAACCGACCCGGATAGCGGTGTGAGGCAGCGTGTGGTAGTTACCAACGTCGACATGACAGTAGTCGACGCGCGTGCACGGGCCAAGGAGTGTGCCAATGGACATAATTAGAAGGGAAGTTTTGGAGGAAATGGTCCGCAACGGTCACGGATACCGACACGAAGTGAAAAGCGTGGCCGAGGAATTGCTGGCCCGGCGCCGTGGCGAGGACCCAGCTGAGTTTGATGGGATTATAGTTCGTGTGCCACGAATATTGCTCGTACAAGGCTATGATTCCGCTGTATATATCCGGTCCATGAAGATAGGCGATACAAAGCTGGTCCGCTTTGAGCCTTTTTCTGGCAAACACATCTACGCTGCCGTGCACAGGATGCCAGACCCATGAAACACGGACACAAATGCGGCTTCGGGAAGCACGGCTTTGACCCGCGCGATGGGTGCGGATTCGAGTGGCAGCACGATGATTTGTGTGCCCTGCTGCCCTCGGAAGAGTACGAACGGGTGCACCGGTGTAGAAATTGTGGTAGGGGGCCGTGGAGGTACAAGTATCAAGAAGATACTGAGTCCACTGAGGCTTCCTTGATGGAATTCTTAAATTCATTGGTACGGAGTGTAGAATAGTGGCGACAATAACTATGGATATGCTGCGCAAATGCAGAGCTTGTCCTATTGGAATGCAGGACTTCGAGGAACTCTTCGGCGAATCAGTCGAAGTAACCACGGAAAACGTCGAAAAAGTAATTAACTCCCCACTTATCAGTTACCTGGGGTGGCTCGGTCTAGCTTTCCTCAATCACGCTGGTTACCGGGCGTGGAGTATGGAAAGTCTGTCTACTCACACAGGAGCCCAAGCCGGTCCGGACTGTCCCGGGTGCCTAGAGAGTGCTCGTAAGTTCGTGGAACTATACAACCAGGAAGAGTACCGTAAGACCGAAGCCGAATTGGGGAAGGAAGGATGATAAAACAGTTCTCTAAAACCCCGGAAGACGAAAAGCTTTTCGATCAGCTCGAAAAGCTGCTGGGCGGCGAACGGAAGGTGTACGTGGTTATCTCGCGGGAATATCTGGAAGGCGCGAAATCACGTTACAAAATGTTCACCAACGCTGGGGAAGATGTCGCAGCGCCTCACATTCTTAACTTCTTGGATGGGCTTCTGGACGATGCGGAGTTCGCCGGCATGGCTGCACTGGTTGCAGAACGTTCAATAGAACGCCTAGAGCGGGCATGTGGTGAAGGAGGTAAAGATCGTGCCAATTAAATTTGTGATGACTGCGGAAATGCGGGCAGAAAACACACGGAAGATGGTGGCCACACGCAGAGGTATGCTGGAACGGCGATACGGAGGGCTGCTAGCACGGTATCGTGAGGGCGGTATGCACACGCTCTCGACTGTGGAAGCTGGAAAACTGCTAGGGGTATCTGGCTCCACTGTGCGCCGGATGCTAACGTGGGCGAATAACGGGAACTAGCTGATGATATTCGTGGGACTTGTGCTGATGGGAGTGGCCCTGACCCTGGCGGCCACTCCCCCGAAGACTAGAGGTGCGTGGGGGTGGCTGACTTGTGGACTAGTGTCTATAGTCGTAGGGCTGGTCTCTTGATACTCATTCAAGAGATCAAGATACTCATTCAAGAGATCAAGATACTCGAAAAAATTCTCCCTTGGGTGGAGCAGCGATCTTCTGATGCAAGATTCAGACCACCCCCGGGGGCCTTTTTCGTATACTGTATACATGAAATCGTATACTTTATATCGTACATCGTATACCGTTGTGGCTAGCATAAAGGGCACCGCGTTAGCAAGTGCCCTTTATACGTATTGCGCCTACGCTGCCTGCGTGCTGGTGGCGGCCGGCACTACCGGCGTAAGCCAACCCCGGCGTATAGCGTACCGCACGAACGGCGCGTGGTTGTACTGCGTAACGGCCGCTGTAAGCGCCGCTGCCGTAGCCTGCCCGCCGTTGGCCTGCAGCACAGCCTGTATGGCCTGCCAGCTGCGTGCGTTGTCCTGCGCGGTGCCTGTGCGCACGTTGTACGCTTTACCCGCCTTGTACACTACCTGCATTGCGGCATTGGTGGGCGCGGCATTGGCCACCGGCTGGGCCGCTGGTGCGGGCTGCTGGGCCGCCGGTGCGGGCGGGGTTGCATTGGTGGGCGCGTTGTGCTTGTGCTTGGTAACCATGGTACTTGCCTTTAAGTAGCTGCCTTACACATGTAAGGTAATTGCTATACTACGCACGCCTAGCGGATTTGCAAGCTTTTTTTATTGCCCGATGTACGTACCGGGCTTTACATCATTATGTAAAATGTGCTACGCCCTTTGGTATACCACATACCAGATGGTACTTAGTATACGGTATAGCGTATACCGTATATCTTATCTGATATTCTTTATATCTGATCCGTAGATCCGACATGCCGATCTGAATAGATGATCTTCTAAATGCGGAATTCGAAAATGTTGATCTGAATGGCAGATCTTCCTATTGCCGAATTCGAATGGATCGATCTGGGGAGGATCTGATTGGCGGAGCCTTCCGGATAGGAAGATTTTAATGGGGGAATTTTTGACTCTGACTCCCGTAACACCTCGGTTTTACAGG